CCTGAAGAACATTTGTTCTATAATGTTTTTAATAAGTTCTTCAGGCGTGTTGCCTTCGGGCTGCTTACATCAAAAGCTGTTCGCAAGACGCGGGTCATGCCAGGCGATCTTCACGGTTCTCTATTCTCGACCAATAAAGAAAGTGCATCATGACAATCTTTCCTTCTCCTCCAGAGCAGGGTTCGCTTCAGGATCGGCGCAAGCGGGGCGGTCAGCCGGGTAACCAGAATGCCTTGAAACACGGCCTTTACGTACATAAATATCGCCATCAGGAAAAGGTTGCCCTCGCCTCTGCCGTCAGACAGGATTTACTCGACGAAATCGACTTGATGCAGGTGGCCCTCAGGCGGTTTTTTGACCTTGCCGATGAGAGTGAATTCGACCTGGCATCGTACGTGAAGACGGCACACACCCTTGCGATGACCATCACACGGCTGGCAGATCTGACACTTGCACAGATGGTGCTTGGGATAGAGGACAAAAAGATTGCTTTAGCCTTATCCCAGGCCATTGCGGAGGTGAGCCGTGAGTTGCGCAACAAACCTGAGGCCTCTTTTTCTCTTCCCTCTCCAGGCTGAACAGAGAGGGGCCGGGGGATGAGGGCTGACCGCTAAAAAAGATGATCGATGAATGAATAGGGCGAAAAATGGATGAGGCAGAGGCGATATTGATCGGTGAGCAGTTGGCGCACATGCGGGACATATTCGATGCGCGATTTCGAACCATCGAGGCTGACCTGGAGCATCACACCGCACTCGAAGCAGAGAAGCACAAGTCAATCGACGGAAATGTTACAGAGCTGAAGACAGTAGCAGCAGATCACGAGGCCCGGATCCGAACGGCCAACGACAGTATAACCGGCTTGAGGACCTGGACTTCTTTATTTAATGGCTCGGCCTTCGTTGCATCGATGGCTGCGCTGATGAAATCGTTTTTAGGAGGCTGAGATGGCTCTATCGGGTCAAACTACGGTAGCTGCAGCCGGAACGGCTGTCGTATTAGGGACACAAAACAACTTCGGTGCGCTGATGGTGAAAGCGCTGGACACGAACACCGGGATCGTGGCAGTGGGCAACGACGGCGCGGGGGACGTGACGGTGGCGAACGGGATGCGCCTGGCTGCCGGGGACGTTATTGTCTTCTCATACGTGGGCAACCTGGCGTCGATCTGGGTTGATTCGGCGGTCAACGGTGAAGGAGTGGCATGGCTGGTGCTGGATGCCTAAGTTGAAGAGCAACTTATGTTGAAGGGCAACTTATGTTGAAGAGCAACTTAATCCGACTAATACCCTCGTTATTCGACACACCCTACTACCGAAAGATGAAGCAACTTTTCGGTACGTCGATCATCGCCTACTGGCCGTTATGGGACCTGGCCGGATCGGTGGCTACGGACGTCAGCGGCAACGGAAGGAACGGTACATACACCGGCGTGGGCCTGGGCTATCCCGGGATCGGCGACGGACACAAAGCACCCTACTTCGATGCGGGGAGCGACTACGTGAACGTCTACTCGGCTGGATTGGCGGCGGCGTTCAACGGGGCGGCGGGGACGATAGTCATATGGACGAAAGTCTACAACGCGGCGGTATGGGCGGATGGGAATGTCCGTGTCGCATACGTTTTCAAGGTGGATGACAACAACTATCTCCAGCTCCACAAGCACGCGACCGGTGGCATGCGCTATACCTACGCGGCCGGCGGTGTGGTCATCCAGATCACATTGGACGAAACCCCCACGACCTGGATGTGTACCGGTTTGACCTGGTCGAAGGCTGATGATAAGGTGAAGGCGTTTTACAACGGAGCGCAGGTCGGCGCTACCCGGACAGGACTGGGCACATGGGCGGGCAGCCCGGGCGCTGCTAATACCATGCTCGGTGCTTTCAGCGCTACGCCTAACTATATGTGGAACGGCTATCTCTCCCATGGGGTGCTGATCAACCGTAAGGCAACACAGAGCGAGATGATGAAACCGGCGAGATGGATTGTATGTGATAGCTACCCGGGCACAGTCTTCTTCGGCGACAGTATTTTCTATGGAACCGGGGCCAGCGACGAGGCGCACACATGCAGGGCGCTGATTACGGCAGCAAAGGGGTGGAAGAGGACATTCAACTCCGGGCTCGGCGGCACCACCCTACAGAACACGGTGCAGAACACGGTGGCAACGATCGGAGGGGCGGTAGATTCTAACGGGAGGGACACTTATCAAGCTCGCATCACGGATTACTATCCAACGGACGCACTGGTCTTATATGGACTGAATGACTTGAGACTGAACGATGCCGCGTACAGCGTCGCACTCTTTCAGAACGACCTTGGTGAGATTGTAGACAACCTGATCCTGGCGAACATCAAGCCGCAACACATAGTGATCGGCTCTCCGACCTACATGAACAATTACGCAGCAGGTGCGCCGTGGAACGGTGGATCCACAGCGAAGCACGTCACCCACGTCGCCGCATGTGCAGCGGTCGCTGCTGCGAAGGGGACCAAATATATCGATGTGTACCAATGGATGATCGATCACGGCGGCGATGCGTTGATTGGCGGAGACGGGATACATCCTAACGATGCCGGGCATCAGGCTATCGCTAATGCTTTCCTGACCGTGTTGTAACAGAAATTTACGAATCGAGTAAGGGATGAATGGTAGAACTCCTCAGCGCAATCAAAAAGATGCTACGCAACGTGCTGCTGTTTGCGGAGCATGGATCGGGGCTGAAGCTGCGCCGGTATCAGGAGGAAGTGGCACGCGCCGTAGTGCAGAGCGTGGTCGAGGAGAAGGGGCTGAGCTTCGTGGTGATGTTCCCGAGGCAATCGGGGAAGAACGAGCTGCAGGCACAGATCGAAGCTTATTTGCTGTGTCTGCTGCAAGAAGAGACGGCGGAGATCGTGAAGATCTCACCGACGTGGAAGCCGCAGTCGCTGAATGTGATGAGGCGGCTGGAAAGGGTACTGTCCAAGAATGCACTTACAAGCCTTAGCTATCGCAAGGAATCTGGATACATATTCCGTCTGGGTAAAGCTCGCATCTTCTTTCTTTCTGGCGGAGGGAATATCGTGGGGGCTACCGCTTCGACACTCCTTGAAGTCGACGAGGCACAGGATGTCCCTATATCTCGGTACGACAAAGACATCGGTCCGATGGCTGCTAGTACGAATGCAACTCGCGTCTTTTGGGGTACTGCCTGGACTTCTGCGACGCTGCTCGGGCGCGAGCGACGCTCCGCTGAGAAGGCACAGAAAGTGGACGGTATCCGACGAGTGTTCGTCGAAGACGCCGACACCGTTGCCCGAGAGGTGCCGGCCTACGGAGACTTCGTGGCTGAGCAGATTGCTAAACTGGGCCGGAATCATCCTATGGTGAGGACGCAATACTTCTCCGAGGAGATCGACGCCGAGGCTGGTATGTTCAACGCAGCCAGAAAGGCGCTGATGCGCGGCAGCCACGCACGCCAACACGAGCCTACACCTGGGGCACAGTATGCGGTCTTGATCGACGTGGCCGGCGAGGATGAAGCGGCGGAGGATGTTGCTGCCGGTTTGCGCAACCCTGGGAGGGACTCGACGGCGCTGACGATCGTCGAGGTCGAACCTTCTACCGACGACCTGGTGAAAGCGCCTTCTTACCACGTGGTGGACCGCAAGCAGTGGATCGGAGTGAAGCACACGCGGCTCTACGCTGAGATCCGAGCGATCCGTGACCTATGGAACGCACGCTACCTGGTGGTGGACGCTACGGGAGTAGGGGCCGGGCTGACTTCCTTCCTGGGAACGGCCTGGCATCATGCCGAATGCCTGGTGATCCCCTTCATCTTCAACGGAAAGACGAAGAGCGACCTGGGCTGGTCCTTCCTGGCAGTGATCGAAACGGGACGGTTCAAGGACTGGAAACCCGAAAGCGAGATATACGATGAGCGGTCTGAGTTCTGGCGTCAGCTGGATTTCGTTCGTATGGAGGTTGGGGATAGCAAGGCTATCAAGTGGTCTGTTCCTGATGGAACGAGAGATCCTGGGACTGGGGATCTCATGCACGATGATCTTGTTATTTCTGCTGCTTTTTGCGCTGTACTCGACGAGGTGGCGACCCAGGCGGAGGCGAAGAGTGCGGTTATACAAGGGAAGGACGCACTGGCGGAGATGAGTTGGTGAGTTATGGCCATAAAAACGCATAGAAGTAAGACACTACGCCAGCGGATTGCGGCCTGGATATTAGGATCGCACCCATACACAGTGCAGGTGGATGACTCGGCCGGGTGGGCGTCGCTGACAGGGAGGCCGCACGACTACGACCCGGCCCAGGTGTTGGAGCTGTACAACGACGCCCTGGAAGCCTGGCGCAAGAACCCGATCGCCTGGCGGATCATAGCCATCACGTCTGACTACGTGGTGGGAGACGGGATCAAGTTCTCGTCACCTTATGCGACCCTGCAGCGCTTCATCGACCGCTTCTGGAACCACACGCAGAACCGGATGGACCTGAGACTGGAGTCCATGTGCGAGGAACTGGCACGGTCGGGCGACCTATTCGTTCTGCTGTTTCGAAACGAGGCGGATGGGATGTCTTACGTGAGGTTCATCACGAAAGACCAGATCTCGAAGATCGAGACGGCGGAGAACGACTGGGAGAGGGAGCTGGTGTACTATGAGAAAACCACGATCGGAGAGCCGAAGAAATGGTACTCACCGAATTACCCGAACGTCGATCAAGAGCCAGCGGTCATGCTGCACTACTCCGTTAACCGTCCGGTTGGGGCGCTACTCGGTGAGAGTGACCTTACCACCATGCTGCCGTGGCTGCAGAGGTACAGCCGGATGCTTGAAGACCGTGTTCGACTTCATTGGGCGATGCGTGCTTTCCTGTGGTTCGTGACCGTGCCATCTGCGAAAGTGAAGGAGAAGCAGGAGCAGTACAAGACTCCACCTGACAGTGGATCCATAATTGTAAAAGACGAGGGTGAGGAGTGGACGGTGGCTGCCCCGAGCCTGCACGGGGCGGATGCGCAGTGGGACATGCGGGCGGTGCGCCAGCTCATCGACGCCGGCAGCGGCTACCCGGCGCACTGGCGGGGCGAGCCGCTGGGGGCCAACCTGGCGACGGCCAAGGCCATGCAAGACCCCACAGAACGCCACCTGACAAAGCGACAGACTTATTTCGTCTACATGCTGGAGGATATTCTAGCCACGGCCTTCAAGCGGGCAGGCGAGACGGGCATGGAGCGGGTATTGAAGGAATCGAACTACGACAAGCTGTTCGTACCGATCAAGCCGGACGTTTCACGCACCGACGAGGTGGAAGTCTCGAAGGCTGCCAGGGATATCTCTACCGCGCTCAACACCTTATACAACCAGATGCCGGGCAACTCGAAGACGCTGGCCGGAATAGCGACGCGGCTGGTGATGCAATTCGCAGCAAAACCGATCCGTGACGAAGAAGTGGAGACGATCATTACCGAGGCCTATGACGAGAAGAACAAGAAAGCACCGCAGGGCTGGCTGCCTACAACGAATCGGTAAGGATATGCAAAGAAAATTACACCCGGGTGATCACCTGGCGCTGAGCTCGCCGGCGTTTTATACTGATTACGGCTTCATTTTGCATGATTTTTTGTTACTCCTCAGCTGGGGAATTCAGTAAAGTTTGTAAGATTGGAGGTTGACATGCCTATCACAGAGAATACGAGCAAGGGTGAGCGGATCGTCCTGGGGAATGTCGAGCTGAAGTCGACGCCGTTGGATGCCAACGGAGGCAAGCGGCGGGAGTACGGCTGCCGGTTCGTGAAGGCCGGCAAGGTACGCGGTTCGGGCGGGCTGGAATCTAACATCGAGATACCGGCGCAGGTGCTGCGTGATCACGCCTTCGATTTCAGCGGGAGGGCGTCGTTCCTGGACCACGCGGGTTGGTTCGATACTCCCTCCCTCAAGGCCTTGGTGGGAGTAACCGAGGATTCGAGCTTCAACGAAGAGACGCAGTCGGTGGACGGCAAGATCAGGCTCTACGAGACTCCGGCGTCTAAAGCCGTGGAAAGCGTGCTCGACGCAATGCTAGAGGATCGTCGGGCCGGCAAGTCCGTTCCCGATGTAGGGCTGTCGATCGTGTTCTGGCCGGTGTGGGCACCTCGAGATAACGAGAAGGACCCGCGCCGGGTGGTGGACATCAAGCACGTGGAAAGTGTTGATTTCGTCTTCGAGCCTGCGGCGGATGGCCGCGTGATCGAGGCGTTATCGAGTTTGTTGGTGGCTGGTGAAGCTGAGTCAGCCGAAAAAATCTTATCCAAAACGGAGGTCGAAATGTCAGAAGAAACAGTTACACCGGCTAGTGGCGTTGAAGTACAACGCTTAACCCAGCCCGAAAAGCAAGAACGTGCCTGGGAGGCAGCCATGGCGAACGCAGCGGCGCACACCATGATCGTCTCGTCAGGACTACCGGCTATCAGTCGGGAGCGACTGATGCTGCAGATGTTCTCCAGCCCGGAGGACGTGAATAATGCCATCCTGTCAGAGCGAACTTATCTGGCCAAGCTGGCGGAGGCCAACGTGGTGCAGATCGGGGCTATCGCACCTCGAGGCAGCCACATTCAGGCCGGGCGGGATGGCTTCGAGGAGCTGCAACTGGCGGTGGAGGCGCTGATCGCCGGAAGGCGACCGCCTTCAGGAGTGCGCCCGCTGTCGGGGATCCGCGAGATGTACACCTTGCTCAGCGGCGACTACGAGATGAACGGCATGTTCCACTCGGACCGGGTGCAGTTTGCGGCAGTCACCTCGGCGACCATGGCGGGCATGGTGGCGAACGCCTTGAACAAGGCGGTGGTCAACGCCTTCCAGCAGTACCCCCAGTGGTGGACCAAGATCGCCACGGTGATGGACTTCAACACCCTGCAGCAGGTGAAGTGGATCACCCTGGGTGGGGTGGGCGAGCTGCCGACCGTGGCAGAGGGCGCAGCCTACACCGAGATGACCTGGGATGACCAGACCGAAGTTGCCAACTTCGTGAAGAAAGGCGGCTACCTGGGGATCACCCTGGAGGCGATCGACAAAGACGACACCGGGAGGCTGCAGGCGGCCCCGCGAGCGATCGCACAAGCGGCCTGGCTATCGCTGAGCAAGAGCATAGCCGGCATCTTCACCGTGAACGGGAATATGTCCGACGGCGTGCAGTTGTTCCATGGCACACACGGCAACCTGGGCTCTACGGCCCTGTCGCATGCGGCCTGGCTGGCGACGGCGATCCTGATGAGGAAATTCGCCGAGCTCAACTCGGGCGAACGCCTGGGTGCGTTGACGTACCCGAAATACTGCCTGGTGCCCCCGGACCTGGAGTACACAGCGATCGTGGCGCTGGGGTCGGAGCTGCTGCCGGGCGGCCCTAACAACGACATCAACGCCTTCTCACAGGGCAACCTGCACGACGAGCTGCTGCGGTCGGCACGCGAGCGCGTGATCGTGGTGGACATCTGGACGGATGTTTCCGACTGGGTGGCCATGGCTGACCCGAACCTGTACCCTTCGATCGGGATCGGGTTCAGGTACGGGCGGGAGCCCGAGATCTTCTCGGTGGCTTCACCGACGGCGGGGCTGATGTTCTCGAACGACACCCTGCCGGTGAAGGCCCGCTACTTCTATGCGACCGGTGCCACGGATTACCGCGGCATGTACAAGCACGTCTTGTAAGGTTGAACGGGCGCAACTTGTTGCGCCCCTACGGAAAACGGGCACAACTTGTTGTGCCCCTACAATCATACGGAGGTGAACTATGCAAGGCGACCGTGTTACCTTATCTTTTCACGTTACCGGCACACTGGGAGCGGACCCTAACATCCGCTTCGTGCTGCCGTTCGACGCCCAGCTCGAGCACGTGTCCTCGGTGGTCTCGGGGGCACACCCGGCCGGGTTGGCCATCGGAAACTCAGTCACCGCCGACGCCTACGTGACCCTGATCCACTCCGGCGTTTCGAACACGCCGGCGGAGATCATCCGGACGGGGTTCGTGGGAGCGCAGTACCCGCACATTGCCAAGGGGACGATCATCCTGGTAGCAGCCGACTACAACGACGATGGGACGGCGTGCGCGGACTTCACCATCGTGCTAACCTTTTCTGAAGGATAGGTGATCCATGCAAGGCAAATCCTTTTGTCTGACCCTGCATGCGATCGGCACACTGGGCGGAGACCTGAACTACCGTTTCACCTTTCCCTTCGACTGCAGCCTGGTACACATATCGGCGGTGAACTCCTCGGCGGCTGCTGCTGGTTTAACCGTGGGCAACTCGGACACGGCAGCGGCTTACCTGGCGAAGGCGAGCGTCGGCGTCTCTAATACGCCGGTCGAGTTTGCAAGGGCAAACTTCGTAGGTACGCCGGTGCTGCCACACATCTTGAGGGGAGTAATTCTGGTCGTAGACGTGGACCACGACTACAACAACGGCGGTGGTGCGGTCGATTCGGCCAACCTGACGATCGTTATGACGTTTTCTGAAGGATAAGGGCAGGCATAAAGCCAGCCCCTACGGAGGCACATATGGAAGCAACTGCGATCTTAGCCATAGCCGGCGTGATCCTTTCGCTGCTGTTCGAGTACACGCCCGGGCTGCACGCCTGGTACAACGCCCTCGACGACAACTGGCAGAAGGTGATCATGCTGTGCCTGATCCTGCTGGTGGTGGTCGGTGCGTTCGGTCTGAGCTGCGCTGGCTGGGTTAGTGTCTTCGCCTGTACAGGAGCCGGAGCGAAAGAAGCACTGTTAGCTTTTATCGCTGCAATCGTGGCGAACCAGAGCACGCACCGGATCTTACCTAAGGTGGATTAGACTCCGACCCCACCGGAGTTTATATTCAAGCGAGGCTGATGGTCCTCGTATTTCTCCTTCCGTCAGCCTT